GTTGAACCTGTTAATCCTGCGCCAATAGTAATTGTTTTTGAACTTGGATAACGAAGAATAACAATTCCTGAGCCACCTGCTGTACCTGATGCTTGAGCCGCACCACCACCGCCACCGCCTGTATTAACAGTTCCAGCAGTACCAATAGTAGTGTTTACATTGGAACCTGTACCTCCACCACCAAGACCACCAGGAGGGAGAGGTGCAGTATATCTACCTCCACCACCGCCACCTGCGTAATAAGTTGATGTTCCAGTTATTGAACTGGCTAAACCATCTCCGCCCTCAGCGTTTGAATCTGTGTCACCTTCTTCGCCAGCACCACCACCACCACCGCTAAAAAATGGGCTAACCCCAGGAGAACCATTACCACCCTTAAAACCTTGAGTTGGAGAACTTGCTGCTCCTCCTACTTGGGTACTTTGGTTTCCTCTACCACCACCGCCTGAACCACCAGCCTTACCATTTGGAAGAACTCCATCTCCACCACCGCCACCACCAGTAGATGTTATGGTTGCAAATACAGAGTTACTTCCATTGTTTCCTCCACTACCCGCACTACCTGAAGCAGTACCACCAGCACCTACTGTTACTGTGTAATTTGTACTAAGTGATATAGAAATAGGAGATTCTGCACTTCCACCGCCACCAGTTGATTCACCAGTGACACTACTTCTATATCCACCAGCACCGCCACCTGCACCTGCATCGCCTCCGCCTGAGCCACCGCCTCCTGCAACTATCAAATATTCAATAAGAGTTGGCAAAACTGTGCTTTGGTCCCAAAATTTTTGATACTTTGGCAACCCTTGTGCCACAGATGATGTCTTAAATCTACTGATTGCCATTGTATCTCCTTATTAAGAAAGTTCTGTTCCGAAAAGACTGATAGACATAGTTGCTGCTGAGCAATAAACCGTTACAACATCTGTGTTAGCCAAGGTTATTCCAAGGGTAAGCGCTGTTGTATCGTTTGCAGCGATTGCTACATCGTAGGCTACATAGTGAACAGTAGCCAATGTTGCACCCGCTGGGCGGATTGCTACACGGTATGTACCAGCAGATGCTGCTTGATTACAAATTGCTATTGTTGATACTACTGCACCTGAGGCTGAGCCACATGTGTATGCTGTTGTTGCTGTGGTGGCAGAAGGGTTAACCTGAGCCAGCACTTTATATGTTGATGCCATTGTTGTTTCTCCTTACATCCCACCGAGCAGGAAGTTAGTTGGTATTGGGTCGCCTCCACTTGAGGCTGCTGTTGCTAATGGTATTCCACCAGCGGTTGTTCCATCGTGAACCACGACAGTTTTCTTGGTGGTGTCTATTGTAATTTCACCAGCCAAACCTGTAAATGTAGAGTGCTGAACTGTTGTACCTCTACGGTGTTGTAATGCAAATGCATCAGCCATTGTTATGCTCCCATCATCATAAATATGTCAGCCTTAGGGTCGGTAACGATTGCAGCCCATGATGCTGTGGTTCCATTGGTTGTTAAATATTTACCACTATTACCTGTTTGAGATGGAAGGCTTACGGGAGCAGCAGCCCACTGTAAACCAAGAGTTGCAGTTGATGCTGCTGTAAGCAAATATCCATCTGTTCCAATAGGTAACCTTGCTGCTAAGTCAGGAGCACTACCTACAACTAAGTCACCTTTTGCATCAATAAGGTTTTGAGCAATAGCAGCAGCAGCACTAGCAGCAGCAGATGATGCTGATGTGGCTGCAGCAGTAGCATAGGTTGCTGCTGAGGCAGCAGAAGTTGCAGCAGCGGTAGCCGAAGCAGCAGCCGAAGTTGCACTTGTGGCTGCAGCAGAAGCACTTGTAGCAGCAGATGCTGCTGAGGTAGCAGCGGCTGTAGCGCTAGTTGATGCAGATGCTGCACTTGTGGCAGCAGCAGCAGACACTGTTGCAATGTTTAAATAAGTTGTAGCAGTTGTATCTGTATCTGCGATTGAACCTAAGTCACGCAATATTCCTGCACCAGTTAAACCAACCACTGATGTGTAACTTGTTGCTGCACTACTTGCGCTAGTTGCAGCACTTGATGCTGATGTAGCAGCACTTGATGCTGAGATAGCAGCGTTAGCAGATGAAGCAGATGCATTAGAAGCATAGGTACTAGCACTAGAAGCACTAATACCAGCAGCGGATGAACTTGCAGCAGCAGCCGTAGCAGATGCAGCAGCACTGGTAGCACTTGTGGCTGCAGAAGTTGCAGATGTTGCTGCGTTAGTAGCATAAGTTACAGCACTTGCTGCAGAACCTGATGCCGTAGTAGCAGAGGCTGCTGCACTTGTAGCACTGGTAGCAGCAGCAGTTGCAGAAGCAGCAGCGGAAGTAGCAGAAGTAGCAGCAGCAGAAGCGCTTGCAGCAGCAGCGGAAGTAGATGCAGCAGCACTCGTAGCAGAAGTTGCTGCAGCAGTTGCACTGCCAGCAGCGCTTGTAGCGCTAGTAGCAGCAGCAGTTTGTGAAGTCAAAGCCGATGATGCTGAGGTAGCAGCAGATGTAGCACTTGTTGCTGCACTTGTAGCGCTTGTGGCAGCAGCAGTTGCATAGGCTGCGTTAGTAGTAATTAAAGCATCTACATAAGACTTAGGTGCTGCAGATGAAGTAGACATACCAGCAGATGAAAGACCAGTAATAACTGGGCTACCTGAAATGGTAGGGCTAGTAATTGTAGGACTGGCAAAAGTTGCAGTAGATGCAGTTACTGTGCCAGTAATAGTAGCGCCATTAACTGTTGGCGTAGTAAGAGTCTTACGAGTAAGAGTTACTGATTGGTCTGAACCAACTACTGAACCATCGCCTGATACAAGTCCATGAACATGTGTATCAACATTGGAAAGGATACTTGAATCAGCATCATAACCACGAGCAGCAATGTGTGTTTGTAATTCTTTAAACTCACGAGCAGATACACCATGGCGTACAGCAGTACCAGCAGCGTGAGCAAATGCAGTAGTTAAGTCTTGTCCACGGGTAATGACAAGTGTTGTAGATGAACCCGATGTAACCGTTACTACTTCTTCTTTAGAAGTATCTGGGTCAAGAATAAGTGTGTATGGAAAAGTTCCAGGGAAACCGCTGATTGAGTTAACTAGAACTCCAGTGGTTGTATCTCCTTGTGATGCTGCTGCAATAGAAGCGAGAAGTTTTGTTTCAATCGCTGTTGCGGAGTAGTTCCGCTTTCTAGTGCCTGGGTCGCCTGCTGCCATGGTTTACCTGCTATCTCTGGTAGTGTGAACGAATAGGGAATTGACGGCGTTGGTTCTCCGCCACTTCGTTTAAACGAGTGTTGTAAACATTGAACAAGAAGCGTGCTGCGTTTTCACCACTTCGTGCTCCACGCTGATTGTCAAGTACATCTGCTTCTGCAGATAGTGCACCCAAGCGTGATGGGTCAAGAAAGGAAATCATACGAAAGGCTGCACCATAGACAACAACATCTTCTGAGTAATCAGGCATGCCAGTTATTGTTGAATACTCTTGGCTTGTTGCTGTTGTTAAATCAAATATTGTTGGGCGCTTTGAGTAAGCCACATTGACTGTACGACCTGGAACTACTTGTGAGTAAATACCAAGTGAGTGTCCAAAGTTAGTACCATCGCCAAAGGCTGTTGGGTTTGCAGTTCTATCTAGTTGCCATGCACGCACAGGTAACCACTCTTTAGATGGACCAATAACTTGATGGCTTACAGCCAGTACATTTTGTACTTGGTCTGGAATATCATAGGTAGTACGGGCAGCAATAAATGAGAATTGATATTGACCAATGGCAAATACTGATGGGTACATTGAATTGATAGTGTCATTGATTGCACGCTTAATTTCATAGCGTGGGAACAATGGAGCAACTATAACTTTTGCAGAGTTGCTATGAGTAGCAGCAACTGTGCCACGCTGCCCACGACCCCAAGGAGATATAGTCAAAATGTTATCAACATTGTTGGTTGAGTTAACATACATAATTTCATCATCAACTTGGATATAGCCACGGCTCACAACATTTGCATCATTAACTGAAATGCTTGTTTCTGTTGTGCTTGTTACAGCAGCAGTCAACCAAGTAGTTGATTCCATGTTTAAACTGTAACCATGTAATAATGTATCTATACGGTCAGTAAGTTGTTCAAGGGTAGCCATTAGAGGTTGATGCTCCTTAACGCTGATACAGCAGACTTGCCAGTTGTTCCAGCAATTTCATTACATACTGCGTTTAAATCTTTAAAGTTATCTCTAGTGCGAGTAGAACTAGCCTTGTAATTAAGTGCAGCCAATAGACCTAGATTGGTAGTTCCAGCCCACTTATTTGCTGCTCCTACTTCTGCCAAGAAAGCAGTGCGTGCTGGATATGTGCCAGAATTGGCAAGCCGATTTAGTTCTGCTACAAATGTACTTCCGTCATATCCTGTTGCCATGGTTACTTGCCCTTCTTCTTTGCTGCTCTCATGTTGTCAATCAAATTTGGGTATGGTCTGCCAGCCTTTTTAGCAGCAGCCTTTGCTGATGCCTTAGCAGCAGGTGATAATGGTGTTGATTTTTTCTTAGGGTTAGGTGTATCCCAAACTTCTTTTTTCTTAGCCATTATTTTTTTCCTTTGTTACGCTTGCTGATAGCAGCAGCCTTTGATTTAGCATCTGACTTTGATGATGCACCCCACGCTTGAAGCGATAGCAACAAGCGAGTGGGGTCACCATTAGGTTTGCGCTCAGGTCCAGGCATACCACCCATGCGTGCAAGAAAACTTGCTCTGCGTGGGTTGTCGCCAGACTTAACAGGTGGCTTTAGGTTTGAACCTTGAGCCTTGGCAGATGCACGACCTTTTGCATTTAATCCTCCTGTGGGGGATTTGCCTTCTTTACGCTGCCATGCTGGTGATTTTGCCATTTGGGTTCCTGGTTACTTTTCACCAAGAGTAGTCGGATTATTGACCGCGGGGGCAGGGATGCCATACGGGTTAACTGTTCCATAATTGTCATCTTGATTTACTACTGTTGTTCCACATCCGCATACTGCACACATTTATTTACCTTTTTTCTTCATCATCATTGCCATGCCAGCCTTCATTTCTTTAGCCTTTGCACTTTTTGGTTCAGCCTTTTCAGCCATTGCATAAGCCTTCTTTTTCATTGCTGGTGATACTTTCTTTTTCATTGCAGCCATTGTGTTTCCCCTTTGTGTGATTATTTTTATATCTCCACCAACACTTATGTTGTAGTCAGCAGAAATCTTGATTGCTCTACGAGCAGCAAACTCTGCCGCTTTCATAGAGTTCTTACTAAAGCCAGTGGCTAATGCACCAAGGGCTAGG